ATCTGTATCATTAAAATCTTTATCTAGATATTGATATGTAAAATAATATACACCTGATAATAAACTTCCTGATTCTGTTAAACTTACAAGATCTACATTAGGTATTTTATAATCAGGAAAAAGTTTCATCCTAGAACAATCCCAAATCCATGGATCAAATCTCCATGTGTCAGGATTATCAAATATATGATTACTAAAATCTACATGTAAATAGTCAACTAATGAATCTACATTTATTGCTCGTGGTGGATTATAATCATCAGTGAAATAAATAACATGTTCACATCCATTTCTTATTCTGTACTCTGCTTGTACCTGATTTTGAATTCGAAAGTTAAGACAATCTGAAGTTATATAAATCTCATGATGACAATCTGGATATACTCTTAATATTCTACCATATCCTTTACCGTCTCCAAATCCTAAGAAGTCAGGATCAGTAGGAGCTAAAAAGATAATAGCAGAATCATCTTCAAGATATACGCTGCCTATAGCTTTCCAATTATCATCTCTAAGGTCTATACATTCATAGTTACCTTGTTCGTTAATAACAAAACCATATCGTCCATCTGAATCTTCATTAACAGTATTAAGCGCAAATCTATATGTTCCTTCAGGTTGTCCACTAGGAGGTGAATCTAAATTAAGACCTTTAGTAACCGTATTGACATTATGAGATTTAAGACTTTTATTTTCTTCTAATTCTGCCATACGTTACCTATGTCTGCATTAAGAATAATTCTAATTCAAATTTAGTTGCACTACTTGCATTTGTATTTGCTTTTAAGGCCCCTCCTCCACTAACTTCATAAGGAAAGAAAGCCCACTCATTTGCATCTAATGTCATAAAAGTTGTAGATGCATTATCTTTTATATTTATCTTCTCCCCACTATTAGTTTGGATATTACGAACATAAACATATGCTTTATCTACATCATTAATACTTAAAGACTGAGTACCGCTACCTACTTGTAATACCGTAGCTATCTTCTGTTCTCCGTTTACATCAAAAGCAGGACTAACATTTATTGTTAAATTTTGAGTTCCAAAAACTCCACTTGCTGTTAATTGTACACTTGTATTTAAACTTGCCATTTTATTTGTTTTTTATTAATTCGGTCTACCACGACTATTTATACCACCAAGATCTAGCCTTTCTCTTGTATTTAAGTTACCAAAAAATCCATAATATCTAGTATGTTTAGGAAGTATTCTATTTCTTTGATCTAAAAGATTTTGTAACTTATCTACAGTATCAGGCATTCTAGTTTTATTACGTGCTTGTGCACAATACCAATGCCAGTCCTGTTCTAATTTCATAAAGATTTGCCCTGGTAGTTGACCTCTTATAAATTCAGGGTATCTTATTTTATATATTAAATATCTTTTTACAGCTTCTACATAACTAACTTCATCAGGAATCATAGGAAATCCATTATCATCTAGTGGTTGAGCTATATAAGCCATACACACATATCCACATTTAAAACTTGTTCTAATATAAGGATGATCAATAGAATACTCTTCTTCACAATTTGCTGATATATTATCACATCCACTACAAAGTATTGCTCGTGCTTTAGTGAATGGTCCTGCTGCTAATCTCATTGGTCTAAAGTTTTGATAATAATAAGGTGTATATCTTATATTATTAGGTTTATAATACTCTAACCAAAGTTCAGCATTTTGAACAAGCTGAGCTGCATTTGTACAAAGATCTTCACATTCAGCTGGATCACATCCATCACATGGAGTAACATCATCACAACTCGTACAAGTAGAATCATCACAAGTTACATACATACCAGTCTGTGAAGGAGATCCATCAGATACTTTATATCCTATCTGTATAATTTTATGAAGACCACAAGGTACAGAAAATTTATAATCTTCTACAGCCAAATATGTTATCTTTTCTTCATATTGAGCATATGCTCCTATTTGCTCTAACGCCTCACCTATCCACTCAATAAGATCGTTTTCATTAAGTTCTATAACAGGTTTCATATCTCGATATAATCCAGATATTATTCTATCTATGCTTGTTAATCTTATTTGTGACATATCTAACTAAAAAATTCTACTTTATTTTCTTTTAATAACTTTGCTAATTTTCTTTTATTCATTCTAATAGGCATAAAAGAGTATACAGATTTATTTTTAAATAGCGCCTTTTGTTTATGCCAAAACCATTTATAGTAATATCCATCTGTGTGCCAATTTAAATGATAAACTTTTACATCATTTTCTTTTGTTGTTTTCCAATCTATCCTTTTAGTATTATTGCCTTTTATCTTCTTTATTCTTATACTTCCTAACCTTGACGGTATAGTAAATTCATGTGTATCTAATATAATTTTATTAGATATCTCCTTATTAAAATACTCACATACAGCTCTATATACTGAATAATCTACCATCAATAAAGGCTCGTTCTTATTCTCCTTCTTATAATCCTCATATGCTTCTTTTAAAGTTAATTTCTTCATCTTATTCAGGTGCAGTTTTTGGACTAGGACTACTAGATACTGATATATTTGGATCTCTAGCATCATTAAATTGATCTTCTGGTGTTGCTTTAAATACTGATACTAATTCTTGAGTAGCTAGTTGTATAATTGCATCTAGTAAATGACCATCTATTGGAAAAACTGCTTCTAGTGGATCGAAACAATTCTTTTCACATGTATCTACATATAAGATTTCTAATGGATCTTCAAATGCCCCACTAACACTTATATATACTAATAGGTCATCATCAGTAAGATTAGATGTAATAAATAAATAACCATCTTTTATAAAATAGTCGGGTTTAAAATTAGTATATTTATCTCCTGCTTTATATTTCTTTTTAATCCAAGTTGTTCTTGAAAATATAATAGATCCATCCATAGTAGTTACAGCTTCTAATTCAGGTCCTATTCTAGATTGTATAGGTTTAGGTAATCGAGACACTGATCGTTTCATTGCACAACCAGCAGGTGGAATACAGGGACATTCATTTGGTGCAGCATCAATTAATTTTAAGCAAGGAATAGTTTGCATAATCCAATCAGAAGGAGTTCGGTTTTTATCTATTTCTCTTTTAACAAGTAATGATCTAGCAGATGCTAATTTAGCATAAATATGTCTATCAGATAATCTAGAATCATCTGAATCTTTCCCTTTATTATAAAGAGCTTTAACTCTCGCTATGGCTTCTTTTACTAATAACATTAATAACTAGTTGCTCGATTAGTAGTACGTCTTCTATCAACCTTACCTTCACTACTACTAGTATCAAGTAATTCTAAATTCGGTTTAAATAGATCATATCCAGCTCCACTATCTGGATTTAATATGAAATCTAATTCTTCTATTTGATTATGAAACCAAATAGGATCTATTGTATTTTTAAGAATAACAATCATTTTACTGCTATCATTTGGATCCTCTCTGTAATTAATAATATCATCTATATTAATATATGAACTACCTGTTACTGTATAAGCTGATGTATATGTATTACCATAATAAACAGTTTCTTCATCATCAATTATCATTCCTGCTTCATGAGGAAATCTTATATCAAAACTTATAACCTTTCCTTTTTTATCATATACAGCATCAGTAGTTGTTGAATCAACATCGTTTTTAGATGTATGAAATGATTTAGTTATAAACTCTGTAGCACTAGTTATACTATCAACTGTATATTTTATTCTTCTATTTGGTACATTAACTGTTTTAGTCCCAATTGTTACTTCTTGTGTTCCACCTATACTTCCTATTATTACTGAACCACCAACAGATAATTGAGTATCAAATGCAGAACCAGTTCCTTGAATTTTAATCTTTCCTATTTCAAAACCACCAGTAATTACTGTTTCATCTCTTTGCATTAAATATATTTTAAAAGCACTACCTGTTAAAACAGTACCTGGTGAATACAATTTTAAATATTTACTCATCTTCGTCCTCAGATTTGTACTCTACAGGAAAACTTTTAAGTACAAACTCTTTAGCCATTTCATCTTGCTTTATTGCATCTCCTAATAAATCATAGTCTTCTGGATTATAATTTATCTTAGATACTCTTTTTCCTTTAAGAGATGTACCTACCTGATCAGAATACTGATTACCAAATTGTTGTTTATCTCTTTCTATTTTACAATAAATACAAGAAAGAGATTCTTCTCCATGTATACACTTAGCCATGACTATGCGGATAATTCTGCTATCACATATCTTACTATAGATTTAACACTAGTTCCTGATACTTGTAAATACAAATGAGTACGATTATTTGAATCGAAATTAGTTGCATTATAAGGAATTAACGCCATCTCTCCTGCTTTTACACTAGCTATTGTATTACCTACAGTATCATCCGAATCTTGATCTTCTTGTCTCAAATGAGTAATTGCTCCACTTATATTATGTAAAAACACATAAGCTCTAGTATTTATAGGAATACCTACAGTACTACCATCACCAGTAGCAGTAAGTCCTCCTCCAGTAATTTGTACAGCACCTGCAACGTCTGTATCATGTGTAAGTGTGCTGTCTAATTGTACAGTTCCCATAGCTTTATGTTCACCATCCATACTAATACCAGAAGACGCAGAGATAACCATAGTATCAGAGAACATATCTGTACTGCTTAAATTGACTGTACAGTTCATTGTTGCTGTTCTTGCCATCTTATTATTATTTTAAATTATTAATTATTATGTATTTGTAACTTCAAATACACCGAATTCTACTTCACACGTACCTGCTGAGGCTATAGCTGAATAAGTTATAGTACCACTTCTATCTCCTAATGGGATCAATGCTACTTCTCCAGAAGCCATAGTCCCAAATACAGTACTTGTAACTACTATTTTAAGGAGTTGATCTTCTGTATCGCCACCTCTATGTCTAACAAACAAATAACCTCTACTATCAGCCTGTACTGCTACAGGATTTAAAACATAATTTGCTGTTGTAATAGAATGGTTTTGTAATGCATTACTAGCACCAGAGATAGTAATACTTCCAGAAGCAGTTAAGCTCAGATTATCACCAAATAGATCCGTGCTGGTTAGTCCTACTGTTGTTGTTAATGTCGCCATCTTAGTTTATTTTTAATTCATTTATATTTACCTGGAAGTGACCTTTATATCCAGTTTCTTTTCCCCAAGCATAAGCTTGAGCGGCCCTTGTATTACCTACGAATCCTTTCTCATGATGCCATGCATCTGTTCCAGATAACGAAGGTAATATCCTTATTATCGTACCAAACCTCTCATCTATATCTACCCAGTTCATAGATTTGGCTTTATGTAGATGACCTATATGCCACTCAGTATGAGTTGCTTTCGCCCATAACTCTGGTCTTTCCGAAGCCATGATCAAAGGTAGATCAGCTTGCTTCTCGCTAGAACCATGTGTGAGTCCAATCAAGTTTACTCCATAAGTCGTATACTTTCTTGGTGAAGGACTATTGTCTACTTCTACCTCATTACAGTTATGATACCAAGCATATATAGCATCACCTATGTAAAACATCCGCTCGTAGTCATGATTACCTGGAACTATTATTACCTCTACAGGTGCTACTAATCTTAAGTTATCAATTACTTCTACAAGCATCTCCCTACACATCGTAAAGGATCGTTGCCATCTTACATCATCTTGTTGAGGTGTTCCCTTTGTTGTAGCACTTGTCAAACCTTCCGAGTTAAGCAAATCATTTCCTATTGGAAAGATTATCTTATCTATATGAAAGTTCTGAGAATACGCCAACAATCTATCAATTGTTTGAACATAAATATCTTTAGCTATATTAACATCATACTTATGTCCTACTTCCTTTCCCCAACTTAACTTACCTAAATGTAAATCTGGTAAGTTAACTTCATACGCAACCTTCTCTTTACTTTTAGCTTTAGGGTACTTTACGGGTTTGTATTTAGGAGCATGTTTAATAACATCTCTTATAAACTCTTCACGTACTTTGTCTCTAGCTCCTTTACTTTGATCAAAAGATGCTCTTACTGCATACTTCGTATCTCCGTTAAAGTCTTGCCAGGTCGAAGCCCTAAAACTTTTAACATCCCAGAAGTCAAGATTGACACCAACAGTATCAACCAAGTCTTCTAAGGTTGTAATTTCAGATCCAGAATAATCGATAAACTTCTTACCGTTTTCATTAACAACCTTTGGAAGGTTCTTATCTGAAGAGGGGTCTCTAGAGACTTTTAATCGTCTCCACATTCCTCTTACTCTTTCTCCTGAGATGTGCCCAGCCTTATCTTTAATCTGATAAAGCTCAGCCAACTCATTGTAACTTTTGTCCCTGCCCTTTATTAGCAGGTGTTCTCTTAACTTTTTTACGTTGTCCATGTGGAATTTATTTGATTAATCGCCACAAAAATAATAAAAAAATTCAGAATTTCAAATTTTATTAAGCTCCAGTTACAGCAGCATTAGTTACACCTTGTACATACCAGTATGTACCATCGCTTTGTAAAGTGAATCTATCACCAATTTCTCCTGCAGATAAAGTTAAAGAAGTAACTCCTTCTTCACTTGTAATAGCTACAGTTTCTCCACCTCCAGCACTAATTAAATTACCATGAATATCGGAAGTACCGCTTGTAATTACATGTTCGCTATCATCACCTGAGATAATTTCTACACCCATTCCTTTATTTGCTGCAGCTGCGCTAGGTAAAGTAACTGTAATAGCAGATCCAGATAAAACAAATGTTCCTCCTGAATCGTCTAGTCCTAAAGTTCTATCAGCTGTTACGCCTGTTATATTATTTAGCATACCATCATCTCCACAACAAAATACTTGATTTTCTAATTTTTCAATTCTGCTTAACAGGGAACTTATCCCTGATCTATAAAAGAGGTTAGTAGTTCTTTTACCACTTCCTCCAATTGGGTTTCTATACTTTGACATAATTTTATTTATTTATTTATTAATATTTATTTTAATTTTTAGGAAGTTGTTGCCCAACTATAACTTTTACAAGCAATAACAGCACCTGATACTAAACTAATTGTAGGGAATCTTCCATATATAGTAGATCCACCTGGAATATTTAAATCTGCTATATCTTCTATATCAGTATTTGGCATAGAACTTGCGTCTAAAACCGCAGCAGCTGTTGCAAATATTGATGTAAAATGACCATCTGTTGGTGCGGTATGATCACTGTCATCATCAATATATATCGACCCACAACAACAACCACATCCACTGTGTTCTATGGCATCTTTTAATCTTTTCATGTCAGATTTACCTGACGCTCTATTTGTACTAAAATCCATATCTTCTTATTTTTTTTATTTTTGATTATTTATTTATTAACCTTTAGTCCAGTACGCGTATTCCATTTGAACTTCATCAGCGCTATCAGAATGTTGTACGTGTAAGTTAACTCCTACGCTTGCCTCTGCATGATGAACAGGCATGAATAACCATTCTCCAGTACTTAAACGAGCAATTGCCTCACCAGTAGTAAACTCAACATCTACTTGTCGTACTGTGCTTGTTGAACCATCTGTTGTTCCAGTGTGCTTAACATAAAGATATACAATAGCAGTGCTTGCTGGTACTATTGTAGCATCACCAGGAGTAGCAGTTGCGTTGATTTTAGATAAACTTTGGTGTGGTACTGTTATTGTTAAACTATCTGTAACAGAAAAAGCAAGTACATCAGTAGTTGCATCTGAGCTGTCTAAAGTTAATGTTGGTGTTAATGTTGCCATATCTTTTTATTTATTAATTATTTTATTGGTCTGTTCCAAATACTATCCACTCTACTATTGTACCAGATGTAGCTGCATATGCTTTTAATGTTTTATCTGCAATTGTAGGCATAAAAGCCCAATCACCACCCGCTAATTTTAATATAACAGGATCTCCAGATGTTGTATCATCATATACATATATATAGTCTGATGCTGTCGAATCCGTATTTCTAATATAGATATACGATATTGCGGCAAAGTCATCTGCTGTATATATTGTTACTTCTCCAGATGCTCCTTTACTTGTAGCTGTTATAGGCCTTCTAGCTATACCTGTTGTTGCTGTGGAAGTTATAGTAGCAGTTTGACTTATTGCTAATGCATCTGATAATAATTCACCAGCTGCACTTGCCATTACCATTTGTGCTGTAATTGTTGCCATAGTTTGTTATTTGTTTTATAATTTATCTAGCCCCAAAGATACTAAATTTATTTATCTTTTCCTATTAAATTTTACTCTCTTTCTTCTTAGCTTCTACTAATTCCGCACATTTCTCATATTCTTCCCTTTCTATATAATGATCTAAGACTACATCTATAACATCTTTTTGATCTTCTTGTTTAGAAGGTAACCAAATACCAGTTTCATCTCCTCTTTCGTCTATAAGCTGATCTATAGTTCTTCGTTTAGTTAAGATTAAATATGCATTATCCATAGATTGTTCTATAAGATGTGCTTCGTGTTCTAGTTCTTCTGTTTCATTTTTGAATTCGTCCATGTTTTATTTTTTTTATTATTATCTTAGAATTTCGTTTACAACCGCTTGAACCTCTTCTTGTGTTGCCCCCATTTTAAATCTTAAACAAGATTGAAATCTTTTAACTTCTACACCATTGAAAACTATTATTGTTGGAACAACTGTTATATTGTAATCTTCTTGTTGAGATTGTGTTATTTGATTTTCACCTATATTAACTCTTGCTACGCCACAGTTTTCTAATGAATCTAACCAATCAACACTATTTGCTTTGTTCCAATTAGCATTAAATTCTACAACACAAACTTCTTGTTCACAAAACCTTGTTTGACCAGAAAGACTACCAGCTAGTAATATAAAAAATATTAATAAAAAATTAGTTATTTTATTCATAAAGCTTTTGTTTTATAAGTTTA